ATAAACTTTAACCTTTGTCCCATAACTAGGGACCAGGAGAAAATAAAATGTCAAATTTATTATTAACGGACAACGTGATTCTTAAAGAAACCATGATGAGTTTAAAGAATCATTTAGTCTTAACAAAAAATGCTTCTAAAGAGTACAGCAATCAGTTTGCTGAAAAGGGCGCAAAAAAAGGCGACACTATCAACATCAGAAAGCCACTTCGTTATGAAGTAACAGAGGGCGCCGCTTTAAATATTCAAGATAGCCAAGATCAATCAATCGCATTGACTCTTGATAAGCATTATCATGTTGGAATGGCTTTCTCTGAAAAAGATAGAACTCTTTCTATTGATAGGTTCAGAGAAAGATATATTGAGCCCGCAACAATCGCATTAGCTAACAAAATTGACTCTCAGTTTTATACAGACATGTATAAACAAGTTTTCAATGCAGTTGGCGTTCCTTCTGCTTCTGCGCTTCCTTCAACTTTAAAAGGATTCTCTCAAGCTAAGGCAAAAATGGCTTTGTTAGGCGCTCCTAAGGGAACTTACTCTGCTATCGTTGATCCTTTAGTTGAGGCGTCTCTTGTAGACGGTCTTAAGGGCTTATTCCAGTCTTCTGAACAAATTGCTAAGCAATACGAAGAGGGCGTAATGGGAATGGCAGCTGGATGTAAATTCATGATGAGCCAAAACGTGATTAAACACACAATTGGCGCATTAGGTGGAACTCCTGCTGTGAAAACTACAATTACAGCTCAAGGCGCGACTGCTATTGCGGTTGACGGCTCTTTGGGAGCTTCAGTTACTGGGTATCTTAAAAAAGGTGATGTTATCACTATTGGAACAATCCAATCTTTAAACCCACAAACTAAGCAACCTACAGGTGAGTTAGCTCAGTTTGTTGTTACCGCTGACACAGATGCAGTATCTAACGAAATTGCATCTCTTCCTATTTCTCCTGCGATCTACACAACTGGTGCTTATGCTAACTGCTCTGCGCTTCCTGCTGATGGCGATGTAATCAAGATTTTTGGTCACGCATCTTCTTACGCTGGTGTAATTGCTCCGCAAAACTTGGTATTCCACAAATCTGCATTTGCATTCGGATCTGCTGATTTTGAATTACCAACTGAAGGCGTAAAAGCATCTCGCGCAGTTGATGAAGACGCTGGTTTGTCATTAACCATGACTTCTCAGTTCGATATTAGCAATTACAGAACCATTCACAGAATTGATTTCTTGGGTGGCTGGAAGTGCGTTTATCCAGAACTTGCAGCAAGAGTTGTTGGACAACCTGCTTAATAAAAATGTGGCCTGATTTTTTCGGGCCACTTCTTTCAACATTAACAATTTTAAGGAGATTAAAAAATGAATACAGCTACAGATTCTTTAGAGACAAACACGCCTAAGTCAAGCGGAGGTTTTGCTTGTGGACAATCAGCAAGTGATCTTGTTGGTTTTTACGGAGCGACTCCTATCGCTCAGCCTTCAGGTGCTGCTCAAGCGGCGGTAACTGATGCTTCTGGCGGTACAGCATCCGCGACAAATGGAATTTTAACGTTAACTGGTACTTACAATAGCACCATTTTAGCAAATGCAATTGCGACTCTAACAGCGCAATCAAATGCTTTAAGAAACGCTCTTGTGAGTGTTGGTATCATCAAAGGTTCAGCATAGTGAAAATTCTCGTCGCTATTCCCGTTTACGATGGAAAACTGCAAGTTGAAACCGTTCGGTGTTTACTGAATGAGCAGGCGCTTTCGTTTGCGAGTGGCGACGAGATCCTAATTAGATTTTTACCTTCATGTTCTCATGCAGCCATGGGGAGAAATCAACTTGCTCAAGATTTTATGGACTCAGATTGCGAAAGATTAATTTTTCTAGATGCTGATGTCACATTTGAGCCAGGATCTATTTTAAAAATTGCAAAACACAAAATGCCTTTTGTGGGCGGAGCTTACAGATTCAAGATTGAAAATGAAATGTACCCCGTTGGCTGGCTAGACAAGCCAGAATTGTGGGCCGATGAAAATGGCTTACTTGAAGTCGCCACATTGCCAGGAGGTTTTTTATCTTTATCAAGAGAAGTATTTGAAAAATTAAAAGAAGCTCATCCCGAAAGATCTTATGAACATTTCGGAAAAACTGCTCACTGCTATTTTCAAATGCTTTTCACCGAAGGTCACCTTTATGGAGAGGATTCCTATTTTTGTAAAGAGTGGCGTGATCTAGGAGGAAAAGTTCTTTTAGATCCTGAGCTAGAACTTACTCATTGGGATTTTAACAGGCCTTTTAAGGGCCACATAGGGAAATGGCTCAAGAGCAGAATTTAGAGGTTTAAATGACTGTTAGAGACTTAGTCGAAAGAACTCTTAAAAAGATAGGCGTTCTTGCTTCTGGTGAGAGCGCTGAAGCTGCTATGGCAAGCGATGCGCTTGATGATATGAATGCCATGATTGACTCATGGAAAAACAATGGGCTCATGATCTATGAAAACGAGATTCATGATCTTACTTTGATTTCAGGTCAACAAACCTACACTATTGGATCAAGCGGTGATTTTAATCTTACAAGACCTGTTAGCATTAGCAAGGCAAGCTATGTCTCAAATAATATTGAATATCCAATTGATATTATTACAGAAGCTGAGTGGGCAAAAATTCCCGATAAAGAAACATCTTCTGATATTCCAACAAAGCTTTATTACAATCCTGCAAACCCATTAGGTGAGCTAAATTTCTGGCCCAAGCCAAGTGGTGCGAGCAGTGTAAAAATTTACGTTCCAAAACCAGTAAGTAGATTTGCAAGCTTAAACACAAGCGTAGATTTACCTCCTGGTTATGAAATTTTACTTGTTTACGGCACTGCTGATTTTATCGCTCCTGATTTCGGTCGTGAGCTTAGCCCAAGACAATTACAGCTTTTGACAGAAACTAAAGCCGATATCATGAGAAAAAATACCGTGCCTGTTTATATGGAATGCGATCCTACAGGTGCAGAATCTTGTCGTGGGCGCTTTGATATTATGACTGGTGGCTACCGATGACGTGGACTAAGTTTCAAGGCTTTGTCGGTCCTTCTTATCCTCTAAAATCAAAAGCCATTGATTCACAACGCTTGATTAACATGTTTCCAGAAATGGTTGAGTCTGGCTCTGGCAAAGAAGGTCAAGTCGCCTACTTAAAGTCATTGCCTGGTTATGAGCAGCTCATGACGGTCGGTACTGGGCCTATAAGAATGGTTCATATCGATAGCCCTCCTGAGAATGAATTCAATCCAACAAACAGAGTTTTTATCGCAAGTGGTGCTGAAATGTATAAGGCCGTTTGGGATAGCGTTAACTCTGAGTGGGACGTCACATGGGTGGGAGATTTAAACACTTCTAGCGGGCCTATGTACGCAGCAAGTGCAAAGATTGATTTAGGCGTCACCGTTTTTGTAGACGGGAGTGCTGATTGTTATATTTATTGGCTCTATTTAGATCTAGGTGTACCGAGTGAGAATTTTAACACTTTCTCAGCTTATGGATATATCGGAGTCGAAAACGCTATCAAGGTCATTTGGATTGATGGCTATTTTGTTTTTATTCAAGCAGATTCTGGGAACTTTTATGTCTCTGATTGGAATTCTTTAAATGTAGATCCTTTGAGTTTTGCGGTCGCTGAAGGTGATCCAGACAATATTTTATCTGTGATTTCAAATCATAGAGATTTGATCATGCTTAACGAAAGATCAACTGAAATTTATGTAAACACTGGTAATGCAGACTTCCCTTTTGAGCGAATCCAAGGTGGGTTCATTGAAAAAGGATTGTTAGCTTCAGACTCTGTAGCAAAAATCGACGGCAAAGTTTACTGGCTTGCTAGAAACGAATTCGGGCAAGGAGAAATTGTTCGCCTTCAAGGTATGGTGCCACAAAGAATTAGCACTCATGCTGTAGAGGAAAAAATCGCGTCTTATGCAAGCCCAGAGGATGCCACAGCTTACACTTATCAGCATGAAGGTCATTTATTTTATGTGATCAACTTCGCAGAAGCTACATGGTGCTTTGACGCTAAAACCGAGCAATGGTTTGAGATGGCAAGTCTTCTATCGGGAGCGCTTCAAAGACATCGTCCTT